CCTCGAAGCTGCCAAGCGCGCCTACTATCGTTATGCGTCCAATCTGTTGCGGTAATCACATCAACCAGGATATAATCAAACCATGGACACACTCATTTTCATCGCCTGGGCTGCGGCCGTTCCTCTCACCTACCTCGCGCTGGTGGAGATCATCAATCGCTTGAACCAGTGGAACATTAACAGGAAGAAATGATGACGAAGAAAACCGGCCGACCGAGTTCGTTTACGCAGGCCGTCGCCGACGAAATCGTCGAGCGCGTTTCGCATGGCGAGCCTTTGGCGCAGGTTCTTCGCTCGCCAGGCATGCCAGGCCTGACGACCTGGTACGACTGGTGCAAGGCGCGTCCTGATCTTTCCGAAAGGATCGCCCGCGCGCGCGAGGCCGGGTACGACATGATCGCGGTCGAGGCTTTGCGCATCGCCGACACGCCGGTCGAGGGCGTGCGCCGCAAGGAATCCGAGGATGGCGTCGAGGTCACGCGCGAGGATATGCTCGGTCATCGCCGCCTGCAGGTGGAAACCCGTCTGAAGCTGCTGGCCAAGTGGGACCCCAAGCGCTACGGCGACAAGGTGGCGATCGGCGGAGCCGACGACCTGCCTGCGATCCAGTCCAACGTCACGCTTGATGCGGCCGAGGCCTACAAGCGCATGATCGGGGGCGGATCATGATCCTGCGCAACGAGGTGCTCGACCAGGCTTCGGCCTGCGTGTTGCGCGATCGCAACGTCCAACACGGCGCGCCCGAGGACACGTTCGAGCGCATCGCGGGCCTGTGGTCGGTCTATCTCGGCGTGAAGGTCAAGCCGCACGACGCGGCCGCCATGCTGGCGCTGCTCAAGATCGCGCGCATCCGGTCCAACCCTGGCAACGACGACAACTGGATCGACCTGGCGGGCTATGCGGCCTGCGGGGGCGAGGTGTCGCCGTGAGCGAGATCGACTGGCGCAAACCGGATTACGAGCCGGTCTGGCTGGAGCGGGCCGAGCGCCTGCGACGCCTGCGCGCCGACCCCGCGGTTCTGGCGGGCTGCAAAGCCTTCTATGCCGATCATCCTGTCGAGTTCATCAACGACTGGCTCTGCACGTTCGACCCGAGAAACGTCGAGGTCGGGCTCGATGCCGTCGTGCCATTTCTCCTGTTCCCCAAGCAGGCCGAGTTCGTCACCTGGATCATCGCGCGCTGGCAGGGCCGTGAGGATGGGCTCGTCGAGAAGTCGCGCGACATGGGCGTGTCCTGGCTCTGCGTGGCCATTGCCGTCTGGATGTGGCTGTTCAAGCCGGGCGTCGTGGTCGGGTTCGGTTCGCGCAAAGAGGAATACGTCGACAAGCTCGGCGACCCCAAGTCGCTGTTCTGGAAAATCCGCGAGGCGGTAAAGCTGCTGCCGGTGGAATTCCAGCCGCGCGGCTATTCCGAGCGCGTGCACGCGCCCTCGATGCGCATCGCCAACCCGGAAAACGGATCGGTGATCGTGGGCGAGGCGGGCGACAACATCGGCCGCGGCAACCGGACCTCGATCTACTTCAAGGACGAAAGCGCCTTCTACGAGCGGCCCGAGGCGATCGACGCCGCGCTGTCGCAAACCTCCAATTGCAAGATCGACGTCTCGACGCCGAACGGTGCGGGCAATCCGTTCTATCGCAAGCGGCACTCGGGCCGAGTCAAGGTGTTCGTGTTCGATTGGAAGGACGACCCCCGCAAGGACGAGGACTGGTATCGCAAGCAATGCGAGACGCTCGATCCCGTGATCGTGGCGCAGGAGATCAACCGCGACTACACGGCGTCGGTGTCGAACGCCTTCATCCCCGGCGACATCGTGACCGCGGCCATGACCAAGGGGCCTGCCGACGTGCGGGCGGTCGGGCCGCTGCAGGTGGGCGTCGACGTCGCGCGCTTCGGTGACGACAAATCGGTGATCACGTTCCGCCAGGGGCGGGTCATGTATCCGCAGATCGTGTTTGGCCAGGTCGACGTCGTGGACGTGGCGGGCCGGGTCAAGGACGCGATCGACGCCTGGGGCATCAAGCCCGGCCAGATCGCGGTGGACACGATCGGCATCGGCGCCGGTGTGGCCGACACGTTGCGCCGCCAGTTCGGCCGCGGCGTCGTGGTCGATGTCAACTCCTCGATCCGCCTGTCCGATGGCCAGAACTACAACCTGCGCGCCCGGATGTGGCGCGACATGCGCGAGTGGATCAAGAACGGGGCGTCTCTGCCCAATGATCCAGAGCTTGCGACCGAGCTCTCGGCCCTGCAGTACGAGTATCGCGGGGGCGAATTGCTGCTCGAAGCCAAGGACTCCGCGAAAAAGCGTGGTGTAAAATCGCCAGATCGCGCCGATAGTCTTGCCTTGACGTTTGCGGTTCCCGTGCGTGATACTGTCTTTGTTCAACAAACGCACGCGCAAGCGTCGTATGAAATCTTCACGTGAGGTCACTATGAGCGGATTATTCGGTGGTGGCGGTTCGCCCGAGCCTCCCAAGCCTGTCGAAATGCCGGTTCAACCCAAGGTCGACCAGGCCGTCATCGACCGCGAGGCGGGCGACATGCTGCGCCGTCGGCGTGGCCGGGCTGCGACGGTCCTGAACACGGGCTCCGCGGGCGAGGTGCCCACCGGCTCGGTGGCGACGAAAACCCTCCTGGGGGAATGACGACATGGCTGACTCACGCGCGAGCGACATCCTCGACAAACATGAGCGCATGCGTCAGCAGCGCGTTTATTTTGAGAAGCAGTGGCAGGACGTGGCCGACCGCATCCTGCCGCGCAAGGCCGAGTTCAAGCGCCAGCGCGGCAAGACGACCGAGCCCAAGGGCGAGAAGCGCACCGACCGCATCTTCGACGCGACGCCTGCACTCGCGCTCGACCGCTTCGCGGCCGCCATGCACTCGCTGGTGACGCCCCGCAATCAGGACTGGCACGGCCTCAAGCCACAGGACCCGGACCTGGCCGAGGACACCGAGGTCATGACCTACCTCGAGACGGTGACGCTCCGCCTGTTCTCGGCGCGCTACTCGTCCAACTTCGACAACCAGGTGCACGAGTGCTATTTCGACGCGGGCGCCTTCGGCAACATGGCGCTGTTCGTCGGCGACCGGCTCGGCCGCTCGATCTACTACCGCACCGTGCCCGTCGATCAGCTGTTCTTCATGGAAAACGAGTTCGGCGTGGTCGACCTCGTGCACCGTGAATTCGCCATGACGGCGCGCCAGGCCATGCAGAAGTTCGGCCGCGAGAAGCTGCCGCCCATGATCCGCGACGCCGCCGAGAAGCGGCCCGAGCAAGAGTTTTGGTTCCTGCACTGCGTCAAGCCGTCGGCCGAGGTCGACGTGAACCGGCGCGACTACCGCGGCATGGCGTTCGCATCGTATTTCATCAACATCGAATCCAAGGAGATCGTGGGGGAGGGCGGGTTCCGCACGTTCCCCTATGCCGTATCGCGCTACACCGTCACGTCCGGCGAGGTCTATGGGCGCTCGCCCGCCATGACGGTCCTGCCAGACGTAATGATGCTCAACGAGATGAACCGCACGACGATCCAGGCGGCGCAGCTCGCGGTGCTGCCGCCCTTGCTCGCGCATCGCGACGGCATCCTCGACGCGATCCGGCTCACGCCCGCGGCGATCAACTACGGCGGCGTCGACGACAATGGCCGCCAGATGATCCAGCCCATGCAGGTCGGCGGCAATATCGGGCTCGGGCTCGACCTGATGGAACAGAAGCGCTCCGTGATCAACGACGCCTTCTGGAACACGCTGTTCCAGATTCTCGTCGACACGCCCTCGATGACGGCGACCGAGGCCATGCTGCGCGCGCAGGAAAAGGGCGCGTTGCTGGCGCCGACCGCCTCGCGCATCGAAACCGAGTTCCTGACCCCGATCGTGGAGCGCGAGCTCGACATCCTGGCCGCGGCCGGTGAATTGCCGCCCATGCCCGACAAGCTCATGGAGGCGGGCGGCCTGTTCGAGATCGAGTTCTCCTCGCCCCTGGAGCGCGCGCGTCGCGCCGAGGAAGGTGTGGCGATCATGCGCACGTTCGAACAGCTGGCGCCCTTGGCGCAGGTGGCCGGTCCATCGATCTTCGCGCGCTTCGACATGGACAAGGCTGCGAAGGTGCTGGCCACTGTCAACGGCGTGCCATCCGAGATCATGCGTTCCGATGAGGAAGTCGAGGGCATGAAGCAACAGGAGGCGCAGGCGAACCAGGCCGCGCAGCTGCTGCAGGCCGCGCCCGTCGCTGCCTCGGCCGCCAAGGACCTCGCGCAGGCGCAGTCGCTCGCCGCGGCCGCACCCGCGCAAATGCTGCCTGGTCTGGGGGTTTGATGTCGCTGTTCGAGAAATTCTGGAACAAGCGCAAGGCCTACCGGGCTGCGTTCGGCAATCGCGACGGCCAGGTCGTGCTCGCGGACCTGCGCGAATTCTGCCGGGCCGATTCATCCTGCGTGGTGGTCGGCAAGGACGGCAAGATCGACACGCACGCCACCGTGCTCGCCGAAGGGCGGCGCGAGGTCTGGCTGCGCATCACCGAAACACTCAACCTGAGCGATGACCAGTTGCTCAAACTCAAGGAGATCGACCCATGACCGACACGACCGCTCCCACCTCTGCCGCTGCTGCTCTCGCGGGCGATCCCGCCGCTGCACCGGCCGCTGCACCCGCGCCCGCTGGCGATCCGGCTGCCGCTCCCGCTCCTGGTACGGATGCGCCCGCGCCCGAGGCCAAGGCCGACGAGGCGCCCGCGCTGAAAATCCCCGGCAAGGACGCGACGCCTGAGGACTGGGCGGCCTTCTACAAGTCGATCGGCGCGCCCGAGTCGGCCGACGCCTACGAGCTGCCCGTGCCAGAAGGCGAGGACACCGGCTTTGCCAAGACCGCGGCCGAGTGGTTCAAGGACGCCGGATTGCTGCCGCAACAGGCGCAGGCGCTCGCGGGCAAGTGGAACGAATTCGTGGCCGCGCAGAAGCAGGCCGTGGCCACCGCGGAGTCCGAGCGCATCAAAGCGTTGGATTCGCGCAACAAAGCGGAAGAATCTTCGCTCAAGAACGAATGGGGTTCCGAGCACGAGGCCAACATGGAATTGGCGCGCCGGGCCGTGCGACAGTTCATGCCGCAGGGCAAGGCCGCTGACGTGATCACCGCCATCGAGGACAAGCTCGGCTACGCCGAGACGATGAAACTGATGCACGCCATCGGCAAGGGCCTGGGCGAACACGACGCGCCGGGCCTCGGCCAGGGCAATCAGGGCGCCCGCAAGTCTGCCGCCGAGATTCTCTACGGCGCGACCTCGGCGAAATCATAGGTGTTGCGTTGCTGAAATCACATGATTTCGGCTATATTTCGCGTAGTGATGTAATTTGCGCATCACAAATTCTGTGCGCCTCACGGCGTTTTGACCCTTCGGAGGTTCAATGGCTACTCTAGCAACCAATGCTCTAACCCTGGCTGATTGGGCAAAGCGCCGCGATCCAGATGACCGTGTCTCCACGATCGTCGAATTGCTCAATCAATCGAATGAAATTCTCACCGACATGCTGTGGATCGAGGGCAACCTGCCCACCGGCCACCGCACGACCGTGCGCACGGGCCTGCCCGAGGTTGCATGGCGCAAGCTGAACTACGGCGTCGCGCAGTCGAAGTCCACGACCGTCCAGGTCGATGACACGACCGGCATGCTCGAAGCGTTTGGACAGGTCGATAAGGATCTGGCCGAGCTCAACGGCAACACCGCGCAGTTCCGCCTTTCCGAGAACATGGCCTTCCTCGAAGCCATGAACCAGGAAATGGCCTCGACCCTGATCTACGGCAATTCCTCCACGGAACCCGAAGCCTTCACCGGTCTGGCGCCTCGCTTCTCCACGATCTCCGGCGCCGCCAACGGCCAGAACATCCTGTCCGCAGGCGGTTCGACCAACCTGACGTCCGTCTGGCTGGTGGGTTGGGGCGACAACACGATCCACGGCATCTATCCCAAGGGATCGACCGCAGGCCTGCAGCACGTTGACCTTGGCCTCGACACCGTGACCGATGCGGCGGGCGGCAAGTATCGCGCCTACCAGGATCACTATCAGTGGAAGTGCGGCATCTCGCTGCGCGACTGGCGTTATGTCACCCGTATCGCAAACATCGATACGGCGGCCCTGGCTGCTCAATCCGGCACCCAGGCTGCGACCGCTGGCACCGAGCTCATCAAGCTCATGTCCCGCGCCATCGACCGCATCCCGTCCTTCGGCATGTGCCGTCCGGTTTTCTACATGAACCGCACCGTGTTCTCACTGTTGCGCGTCATGGCTCTCCAGAAATCCGCAGGCGCCCTGTCGATCGAGGCGGCTCTCGACCAGTTCGGCAATCCCATCAGCGGCAACATGCGCTTCATGGGCATCCCGATCCGCCGTGTCGATTGCCTGCTGAACAACGAAACCGCCATCGCCTAATCGGAGAAGCAGACATGATCCTGGACAAATTCCTAGAATTCTCTGACGCACAGGCCGTTACCGCCTCTGCCATTTCGACGAACGTGGTCGACCTCGCGCCCTTGGGCAACGGCGTCGGCACCAACACGACGCGCGACATCGGCACGGGCGAGGACGTCTACCTCGTCGTCATCACCAACACGGCCGCCACCGATGCAGGCGACGACGCGACCCTCACGGTCACGCTCGAATCCGACTCGGCCGTCGGCCTCGACTCCTCGGCCACCGTGCATTTCTCGACCGGCGCGATTGCGTTTGCCGGGTTCAAGGATGCCGGAACCGTGCTGGCGAACGTCAAGCTGCCCGCGGGCAACTACGAGCGCTATCTCGGTGTGCGCTACACGGTTGCCTCCGGCAATCTGACGGCCGGTAAGTTCGACGCCTTCCTCGTGAAGGACGCTCAGGCCTACCGCTCCTATGCCGCTGGCTCCACCATCGTCTAAGGGCTGATCGATGAAATACCGCGCAACCCTGCCGGGTTTCATCGACAGGCGCATCCGGGTCGGTGACATCATCGAGGTCGAGGGCGAGCCGCCTATCCAGGGGCTCGTTCCGGTCCTCGACGATCCCGATCCCGCGCCTGCCGCGCCGGTCGAAGTTCTGGCCGACGCGCCGCCCGTCATCAGGCCGCGCAAGTCGAAACGTCTGGGCCCTGCGCCTGCCGTCCTCGACGAGCCCGACGTGATCTGACGATCCGGCCCTTCGGGGCCGTTTTCCTTTGAGGATTTGCCATGGCCCGCCAACTCGATCCGACCTCTCCCTTCCTCTCGATGAGACGACCAACCAGATCGTCGGCATCAAGAACCCTGACGGCAGTGAACAGATGTTTGTGTTCGCGTCCGGCTTTGCGTTCGCCAACTTGTCCGACGTCTCGCTGACCGACTCCGCGGACGGCGACACGCTGGTCTATGCCAGTGGCCAGTGGGTCAACACGCCCGCGCCCGAATAAGCTCGAGCGATCGGCCTGACATCGCGGCCGTGTCCCGTCCAATGCTGGACGGGTTCTCGTGATTTATGCGAAAATCGCAATAACATTGCTAAGGGCTCATCATGGCGTCGAAAGTCGAAATCGCAAACCGCGCGCTGACCAAACTCGGCGCCGAGCGCATCCTGCTCCTGTCCGACCCGAGCAAGGAGGCACGCACGCTCAACTCCATGTTCGACACCGTGTTCGATGCCGAGCTGCGCCGTTACCGCTGGAAGTTTGCGCTCAAGCGCGACTCGCTGCCCGCGCTCGTGGCCGCGCCGTCCTGGGGTTACCTCTACGCCTACCAGCTGCCCGCCGACTTCCTGGCGCTCGTGCAGGTCAACGACCTCTATGTGCGCGGCCTCAAGCAGAAGGCGCCCTGGTCCGTCGAATCCGGCACGATCCTCACCGACTACGAGGCGCCGCTCAAGATTCGCTACATCAGGCGCATCAGCGACATCACGCTGGCCGATCCACTGTTCGTCGAGGTGCTGGCCTGCAAGCTCGCCATGGAGGCCTGCGAGACGCTGACGCAGTCGACGCAGAAGCGCCAACTCGCGGGCGAGGAATACAAGTTCGCCGTGTCCGAGGCCGTGCGCATGGACGCGATCGAGAACCCGCCCGACGAATTGCCGTGGGGCTCGTGGTTCGATTCCCGCGAGGGCTATAGCGGCACGGCATCCGGGCCGGGAGCGGGATCGGTCAACGACCTGAACTCCTCCTGGAGCGTGCTATGAGCAAGGCATCACCCGCGATCACCAATTTCAATTCGGGCGAATTCTCGCCGCTGCTCGAAGGCCGCATCGATTTCGAGCGCTACGCCAATGGCTGGGGGGTCATGGAGAATTTCATCCCGACCGTGCAGGGCCCGGCCGTGCGCCGCGGCGGCACGCGCTACGTGGCGCCCGTCAAGACCGCGGCCAAAAAGGTCTGGCTGCAAGCCTTCGAGTTCTCTGAAACCCAGGCCTATGTCCTGGAATTTGGCGACCAGTACGTGCGCTTCTACACCCAGAACGGGCAACTCGTCTCGGGCGGCTCGCCCGTCGAGGTGGCCACGCCATACACGCTGGCGCAATTGTTCAACGCCGACGGCACCTGCCGCCTGCGCTTCGCGCAATCCGGCGACTTTCTTTACATCGCCCACCCGAGCCATGCGCCGCGCATCCTGAAGCGCACGAGCGCCACGACCTTCACTCTCGACGTGTTCGTGCCCCGCGGCGGGCCGTTCAAGGATGTCGATCCCGACTCCGCGATCACCGTCTCGTCCTCCGGCGAAACCGGAACCGTCACGCTGACCGCCTCGGCCGCGATCTTCCAGGCTGGCCATGTCGGCACGCTGTTCTACGTCGAGGCGCCCTCGGCCGTGTCGGAACAGCAATGGGAGGCTGGCAAGCGCCTGGCCGGACCCGGCGACAACGTGTTCGGGCTCCTGCGCCGCTCCGACTCCAAGAATTATCGCTGCGTCACGAACTACACCGTGCCGGGTGGTGGCGTCGAGGCGCGCACGGGCACGATCAAGCCCACGCACTCGCGCGGCATCGTGGCCGACGGCGACGGCGAGGCCGTGATCTCTGGCTCGACCATGTTCGCCAACCGGGCGGGCGTCGACTGGGAATTCCTACATGCGGGCTATGGGTGGGTGCTGATCAACTCGATCGGCGGGGGCGGCACGACCGCCTCCTGCACCGTCGTCTCGCGTCTGCCCGCAAGCCTGGTGATCACGGGCGCGGGCCCGGTCAAGACCGTGACGGCCGTGGCCGACGTAGGCGGCAAGATGCGCATCACCGCCGCCGCGCACGGGATTGCCAACCTGGCCAGCGTCACCGTCACCATCACCTATGATTACTCGCGGCCCGACCCCGATCCGCTGAACCCGCCGGTCACCGGCACGGATACGTTCACCTCGACGACGATCGTCAACGTGGTCGACGCATCGACCCTCGATCTCGGCCTCGACTATTCCCTGCTCGATGGCATCACCGCCTTCGTGTCGGGCTCGGTCCAGGCCATCGCGCTGACCGGCGCAGCCTCGAACCGGTGGGCTCATGCCGCCTGGTCCAACGTCGAGGGCTGGCCCTCGGCCGTGGCGTTCTTTCGCGAGCGCCTGTTCTTCGCCCGTGGCCAGCGCATCTGGTCGTCGGTGTCGGCGGCCTTTGATGACTTCTCGCGCCGCAACGATGCGGGCGAGGTCACGGCCGACATGGGCATCGCGCTCGAAGTGGCCTCCGGCGAGATCAACGAAATCCAGTGGCTCCACCCAGACCGCGACCTCATCGCGGGCACGGCGGGCGGCGAGTTCTCGATCGGCGAATTGACCAACGGCGACCCGCTCGGGCCCGGCAATGTGCGCGTGCTCCTGCAGTCGCGCTTCGGGACCAGGGCCGTGCCGCCGGTGTCCTCGGGCAACGCCACCCTGTTCCTGATGCGCGCTGGCACGAAGGTGCGCGAGATCGCCTACGATTTCACGAGCGACTCCTACAAGTCGAGCGACGTCACGACCCTGTCCGAGCACATCACGACGGGCGGCCTCATCGACATGGATTTCGCGCTCGAACCCTACTCTGTCGTCTGGTCCGTGCGCGCCGACGGCATGCTCCTCGGGTTCACCTGGAACAACGAGGAACAGGTCAAGGGCTGGCATCGTCACCCGATCGGCGGCAATGGCGCGGTCGAATCCTTGGCCGTGATCCCGCGACCCGACGGCACGGGCGACCAGGTCTGGATGGTGGTGCGCCGCACCATCAACGGCGGCACCGTGCGCTACGTCGAATACATGGAAAACCCGCTGCCGACCGCGGTCGCGCAGGCCGACGCCTTCTATGTCGATGCGGGCCTGACCTATTCCGGGGCGGCCACCACGACGATCTCGGGGCTGACGCATCTCATCGGCGCCACCGTCGACATTCTACCCAATGGCGCGCCGCATCCCCAGCGCGTGGTGTCGAACAGCGGCACGATCACCCTGCAGGCTCCCGCCACCAAGGTGCAGATCGGCCTTCCCTGCCCGCCGCGCCTGCAGAGCATGCGCATCGAGGCGGGTGCGGCCGACGGCACGGCGCAGGGCAAGACCAAGCGCATGCACAAGGTCACGTTCCGCTTCCTGCGCACCGCTGGCGCCAAGGTCGGGCCCACTGCTTCCAACCTGCAGACGCTCGAATTCCGCACGCCCGCTAACGCCATGGACGCGCCGCCGCCCTTGTTCTCCGGCGACAAGCTCGTCGCCTGGCCGGGCGGCTATGAAACCGATAACCGCATCGAGGTCACGCACGACCAGCCGACGCCCGTGAACCTCGTTGCGATCTATCCCCAGATCGTCACGCAGGACGCGCGATGATCATCACGCGCTTCCGGCCCGAGCACCTGGCGGCCCTGCGCCTGCAACCCGCGCAGGCCTCGTTCGGCCAGTACATCGCCGACCTCGAATATGGCCGCAAGCTCGACAACGGCC